AACGATGGTAGAACTGGCGAAAAATGCTGTTAAATTGTTACAGAAAAAGAAGGTTGATGATTTTGGTTATTTGTTAGATCAATCATGGCAAATAAAGAAACAACTTTCGGATAATATAAGTACTTCGCATATAGATGAAATGTATGAAAGAGCCACGAAAAACGGAGCTCTTGGCGGTAAAATACTAGGAGCTGGCGGTGGAGGATATCTACTTGTGTATGTTCCTGAGAAAAATAAAAATAGATTACTAGAGTCCATGAAACAATATGAAAGATTTAATTTCAAATTCTGTAAACAAGGTTCTACTTTGGAGGTAGTGTGATGTTAAAAGAATACAGGAAGATGCTAGATAATGCTCTAGATACTGTAGATAATACAACTCTTGAAAATATATATAATTATTTGTCTAATTTCAATTATCCTCTATTGGTGTTTGGTAATGGTGGATCCGCAGCTATTTCTGACCATTGGGTATGTGATCATCTTAAATGCGTTAGATCTGATACTAATCTAAAACCATTCATACGTAATCTTTCTACTAATATGTCTTTAATTACTGCAATCGCTAATGATATTAGTTATGATGAGATTTTTGCTAAACAGATAGAATGGAATAATGACGTCAATGCGACTGTTCTTGCTATTTCTTCTTCCGGTAAATCCCCAAACATCGTTAAAGGATTAATGTCCGCTAACGCAAAGGGATACCAAACGATAGCGATTGTTGGTTTTGATGGAGGAGAGGTCGTCAGAAAGAATTTAGCAGATTATGTAATTCACATTAAAGCAAATAATTATGGCGTCGTTGAAGATAGCACTCATATTTTAATGCATGTTATAACACAAAACATGAGAAAAAACTATACGGAAAAAGATCCTTCTACACTAAAATTATAAATATATTGACATTTAACAAGAAAATAGGTATAATATAAAAATGAGCAATAATGTGATTCTTTTCCCTAAAGAAAATAAAAATTTGAAAAACATTATTTCTATCGACGAAATAAATCATAACGTCGAACAAATGTATTTGTACCATATTCAAGAAACGATTACAAATATAATTCCAATCGTTTTTAATCAGTTAGAAATATCTGGATTCTTGGTAGAAGAAGAGGACGACGATAATCTAAGAGATGGTGCTTTTATTGTTGAGTCCCTACGATCTTTTATGTGTAAACATTATGGGATATATCATCCTTTTCAGAAAATAACTGATAATGTTTTCGAAGAGGATTTATCAGATGAAGGTAATCTAAAGATAGTAGATAGTATTTGTTTAGAACTGAAAGATGAACAAAGCGAGGAATAAACCGTGATTATTGTTGATTTGAATCAAGTGATGTTATCTAATTTGATGATGCAACTTGGCAATCATTTGAATGCACAGGTCGAAGAAGCAATGGTTCGACATATGGTGCTTAATGCTATTCGTTCTTATAAACAGAAATTTGGTTCTGATTATGGTGAATTAGTTATAGCATGTGACAATACTAATTATTGGCGTAAACAAATCTTTCCTTATTACAAAGCCAATCGTAAAAAGGCTATTTCTGAGTCAGAACTTAATTGGAAAGATATATTCGAATGTATGAATAACATTCGTTCTGAACTAAAAGAATTCTTTCCATATAGGGTGTTAGACGTAGAATCAGCCGAAGCTGACGATATTATAGGAACATTAGTCCGTGAATTTGGTTCTGAACTAAATACGGGTGAGAAAATCCTCATTCTCTCAGGAGACAAAGATTTTATACAGTTACATGTTTATTCTAATGTTAGTCAATATGATCCAGTTAGGAAAAAGTGGATTAAACACGATGATCCAGAACGTTTCCTCCACGAGCATATCCTGAAGGGTGATGCCGGAGATGGAGTTCCAAACGTATTATCTTCAGACAATTGTTTCGTTGTTGGTGAAAGGCAAAAACCCTTGACAGCCAAAAAAATAGAATCTATTTTATCAACAAATCTAGATGATATGGATTCAACATTGTCAAGGAATTATCATCGTAACGCTACTTTGATAGATCTTAGTTTTACTCCGGAACATATTCAACGAAAGATTTTCGAACAATATGATTCTCAAACTGGAAAAGATCGAAGTAAACTACTAAATTATTTTATAGTAAATAAATTGAAAAACCTAACTGAACACATTAGTGAATTTTAAGGAGAGATAAATGCAAGTTGGATTATATGAATTTCTTGAGAAGGTTTCGAAACTAAAGAGAACTCAAGAAAAAGTTGATGCTTTGAAGCATAATGACAGTCTTCCATTGAGGATTATTATACAAGGAGCTTTTGATCCTTCAGTAGAATGGTTGCTTCCTCCAGGAACGCCTCCATACAAGCCAAACGAATTAGTTGATCAGCAGCATATTCTTGTTAAAGAATGCGAGAAATTACGTTATTATATTAAAGGTTTTCATGATAATCTAAATCAGAATAAGAGAGAAGCAATGTTTATTGAGTTACTCGAGAGAGTAGATCCTGATGACGCTAAATTGCTTTGTGCCATTAAGGATAAGAAGATGCCATTCAATGGTATCACAATTAACCATGTAAGAGAAGCATTTCCAGGGATGATTAAGTAATGAGCAAATCTAAAAAGAATCGTTTTTTTGAAGACAGAAGCGAACGTTATAGCGATTATGTTGATTACAATGAATATGATCGCACTAAAGAAGATAAGATGCGTAATAAGCGTAAAGAGCGTCGTATTGAACATGCCATTCGTACGAAGAACGTCGATGAACTATTAGAAGCTGAAGACGAATGGGATTTTGATTGATGCCAACTTATAAGTTTTTAAATAATGATACTGGTGAAGAGTATGAGGAGTTTATGACTATCTCCGCACTTGATACGTATTTGGAAGAAAATCCAAATTTAACACAACTAGTAAATGGAGCTCCTGCTCTTTCTTCTGGCCGTGGTAATGGTAAACCAGATGCTGGTTTCCGAGACGTGCTTAAACAGATTAAGAAGAATGCAAATAAAGGAATAACCAGGAGTACCATTAATACATTCTAGTAAGGGAAAAAATGGAAGAAGAAACAATAACAAAACGTTTAACCCGTAGAGAAAAAAGACTTTTAAGACAAGGAAAACAAAATAATAGAGAAAATAATAATCAAGAGAAAGAAAGAAGAAACTTCAACCTTAAAAATATTCATCCTCTAACAGAAAACCAAAAACTTACATTCGAGGCTTTTGATAGAGATAAAAATCTCATGTTACATGGGATAGCTGGTTGTGGTAAAACTTTTCTATCTATGTTTCTTGCTTTAAGAGAAATATTAGAAGGGTCTGAAGTATATAAAAAGATTGTTATTGTTAGAACTGTAGTTCCTACTAGAGATATGGGTTTTCTTCCTGGTAACACAAAGGAAAAAACAAAAGTTTATGAAGCACCTTATTATGCAATCTGTACTGAATTGTTTGGTAGAGGAGACTCATATGACTACCTTAAAAATAAAGGTGTTATTGAGTTTATGTCTACATCTTATATACGTGGTATTACTCTTAATGATTGTATAGTTATTGTAGACGAAATGCAGAATGCTACTCTTCATGAGTTAGATTCTGTTATTACTCGTATTGGTCATAATTGTAAAATTATATTCTGTGGCGATTTTAGACAAACTGATTTTACCAAAGATCATGAAAAGAATGGTTTGGTTGATTTTATGAGAGTTGTTAAAAACATGAAATCATTCGAACTTATTGATTTTCATTCGGACGATATCGTTAGATCGGCGCTCGTCAAAGAATATATTATATTGAAGGATAAAATGAGGATTGTCACGTAAATTATTTAAACACAACTTAGTTCCTGAAATCGATATTACAACAGAAACTATTGATGGTAAAAGATATTATGTGTTACCGGATGGAGATAAATTCCGTTCGGTAACAACTGTTCTATCAGATAAACTTGATAAGACTGCACTTTTAGAATGGAGGAAGAAAGTTGGAGAAGTCGAAGCTAATAAAATTTCCACACAAGCAGCTCGCCGTGGAACCGCAGTACATTCAATGGCGGAAAGATACGTTCTCAACGAAGAAGATTATCTCAAAGACGGAATGCCTTCTGGCGTGGACGCTTTCAATTCTATTAAACTTCTTATTGATAAGCATGTTGATAATATCTTAGGAATAGAATTACCTTTATATTCTAGAGTATTAAGAACTGCAGGAAGATGCGATCTAATTGCAGAATTTGATGGAGTTCCTTCTGTTATTGATTTTAAAACTTCTAGAAAGTTAAAGAAAGAAGATTGGATTGAATCTTATTTTCTTCAGACGACTGTATATTCTATGATGTTTGAACAGATATATAAGATTAAAATACCACAAATAGCTATAATGATAGCCGTAGATCATGAAGAACCACAGCTATTTGTTAAAGATCGATCTCAATATGTTGAAAAGGTAATAGAGATATTTACTTATTAATCGCCGTTATGTTTCTTCATATCCCTAATTAGTTTAAAATCTTTTTCATCTTTATATGGAGTTAAATCTAGATGCGGAGAAACCTTCGTTAGTTTCTCATGCGCACAACCTTTAATGAACTTGTTATAGTGTTTTTCGTATGATTTCCACTCTAAACCACCTTTACTTACAGCTTCTTTTTCTTGTTCCATAGCAATATGATGGGCGTGTTGATAATCTAAACCGAATAGATCTATTAATGTTTTTTCAGTTCTTTCATGTACGATAAGATATGGTTCAATATCATGCTCGTCTGGCATCTTCATTAAATGACGATCGATATAAATTGTCTTTCCATCTTTAGAATATCCAGCAACATATGGAACATCATGATTTCTATCAATCTTAACTTTTTCTGCCATACGTTGTTTAAATTTAGGATCTTCAATGTACTTATGAATTTTGAATGAATGCATTACTCAAATCTTCCATTGTTTTAACAAGAGAATCTCTTTCTAAAATTTTAAATAACTTATGATCATCTGATGACCAATTTTCTCCGTCCCACCACTGAAACCCACTAAAGTTCATTTTATAAACTGACCCAAGTCCATATACTGGGCCAATATAAAGATATTTATATCCTAAGTCTTTACATGCTTCTATTTCATAATCTACCAAATATCTACCGATAGATGCTCTTGGTTCTGAATAATCCCAACATGTAAATTGACTTTCTATTCCTCCATCATATTTTACCATTTTAGTAAAGGCGACTAATTCGTTTTCTTTATTATATACGAATACGCCTGAGCTTCTATCTAAATCTTTTTCTAATGGATAAAACTTCTTAAATTTTTTAATTTCCAAAAATCTATTGTATACTCTTAAAATTGATTCATCTATAGTGAATACTTCTTTGTATTCGAAAGTATAGTTTTTTATTTTCTTCTTAGAACTAGAAGAATTTAATTGATTAGAGTAGTTATCTATTTCTATTCTTGATGATCTACATGTATACCATACATTGTCGTATATTAACCAGCCGTTTTCTAACGCTTCTGACTCTTTTGAGTTTTCCAAATCAAGTGAAAGTTTAACTAATTGTAAGTCGAAATCTTCTTGATTGCCGAAGAAATGGCTTATTTTTGTTTTCATTTTACCTTTCTCTGTTGTTTGCATATTCCCTTCAACAGAGACATTATTTCAATCCAACCTATTATTTAGTCAAAAAGAAGACCGACCCTTGAGCTTTCGCGTCAGAGGGATCGGCCATATTTTATATGATAAAATTATTTACGACGCCAGTGTAAAGCAGCTTTCTGCGCAGGAGTTACTGGAATGACTTGAGTAGGATTTCCTTGAGGAACACTACCAACTGCTGTCTTAATTGCAGAAACTAAAGGACAAAGCTGAGAAGCAACGGCAGAATTAATCGTAAAGAAGTTTTGAACAGTAGTTGCTGCCGAAGTGTTTGGTGCTGTAATGTTTAGAATATTAACTGCAGTCTGCGAGGCGATCTGAGTAACAGGAGAGCATTCAGCAGTAACAAGAATATCACCAACCATAATTAAATCTCTACCGACGATTGGTGCATATGTGTTAACAGTGTTGTCGACATTAGTAATAAATTTATCTACAGAAGCACAACCAGCAAAAGTTAGAGCCAGAAGAGCAACGGCAGTCATCTTAATAGTTTTCATTTCATTCTCCTTGTTTGTCTGGCACCCAACCGTAGAGTGCGTCCCAGTGATATCCTGGATATTGTGATTGTTGTGATTCATGAGTATGTTGAGCGATTACAATTAAACCTTGTAAAACGATATTAGCGATACCAGCTTGTGGAACAAATTGAGAAACTATTTTAGCTAAATCGTCAGTAGTAACAAGAGCAGCCATAACTGGACTGTCTCCTTTTAATGCTTCTACTAATTGATTCCAATCTATACCTTCCATTGCAAGAACACCTTTAGAAAAGGTTTCAAAATTAAAAGGTTGATTGCTTGGTGGAAGATTATCAACAATTGCTTGAGCTAGTCTGATAACTCCTCTCGCAATTCCTGCTTGTGGCAACCAAGGAGATAAAATGGTAAGAACTTCTTCTATAGACAAAAAACCAATATCAAGCCAATCGTTCTTTTTTACGTCTGCTTCTACTTCGTCCCAATTAACTCCACCTATAACTTTTAGAACTTCGACTATATCGGATAAAGAAGCTCCCTGTACGACTGATGCTCCCATAGGAGCTCCTAGGGACTTTTTACCGTAGTCCCTAGATAAATCGTTGATAATTAATTGCGTCACTTTTTGGTGACTTTAGTGGGAGTAACTTTTTCTACTGGTGATTTTTCGGGTAGAATAACAGCCAAAAGACCGCCAAATCCAGCACCGGCAGCAAGAATATGAATTATTAGTTCGTCAGAAAATAGTCCAGATGCTTTTAGAGCGATTGCGATAAGACCGCCACCTGCCCAAGTAGATGGCTCTTCAAGTCTAGCCAAAAGCCATGCGAGATATTTATTCATAATATTTCTCCAAATTTGAATAAAATGATGTCCTAGTGGACACCCCTATTTATATTCATTCTTGGTTTAATAACTCCTCAAAACTTTCGTTTTCTTCCGTAGAGAATACAACTTTCTTTATTTTAAAATGATTTATTGCTTCTGAACAACCAGAACAAGGTTTAGAAAATCCATCCGACCAGTGAATATCATCTTTAGTTAGTTTCTTAACCCTATAAACATAAAGAGTAGCTTTAGATAATTCTTCTTGGTCTATGTGTCTAAGAGCATTAATAATACAATCTACTTCTGCATGTTTGAATATTGCTTCAATGTTTTTAGAAAATCTCTTCTGCAAGGGATGAGTTTTATAAGAGTTATATCCAACAGAAATAACCTCGTTACGAATAACGAGGCTAGCTGCTAGTTTTGCTCTATTTGATGAATTATGATTGTCTATGGCCATTCTACGAGTAAAGGCCATAAACTTTTCATCACGAGTGTTTATCAAAAGATACCGAAAACCTTGCGTCCACGTGGCTCGATATCGATCTCAATATCACCACCATCATTATCAACATCAACGTCCATACCAGGAGGAGCAGTCACTACCATACCATGAGGAGTAACCTGTGTTGCCGGTGCAAGAACTCCCTTGCTTCTTACAGCACCTGGAACTGCTACCGTCTTTCCATTATGTGTCTCATCAATCGTATTAAGGGCCATTGCTGAACCTGTTAGACCTAGAACGATTGCTGTTGATAGAAAAAACTTATTCATTATTATACCTTTCTTTTGAATTAAAAATTGGTTCCGTAGAAGAGATTTGAACTCCCGACCTACTGATTACTAATCAGTTGCTCTACCAGCTGAGCTACTACGGATCATATTTACCTACAAAGTGGGATTGGCTGATAACCCATTAAAGTCCCATTTGGAGCATAAATTCGTTCTCCACGAGCCATATAACATTTTACTGCTCTACGGGTAGAAATTGGAACACCATTAGGAGGAGAATAATAACCTCCACCAACTCCATAGTTTACTGGCGCTGGAGCACCATAAACTGGAGGATATCCGCCACCATAACCGTAACCACCACCATAACCATAACCACCGCCGTAACCACCGTACATACCACCGATGATTGCACCTTCAAGTAGCCCCATACCCAAACCAATACCCATACCAGCTAAACCATAACCGTAACCACCCCAGCCATAGCCACCATAACCGTATCCCCCATAACCACCATATCCACCACCATAACCTCCGTAGATATTAGTATTATTATAAGAGCGATTAAAGCTATTATTTATACCGCCATGATTCCAGCCTCCACCACCCCAGTGTCCACCACCGAAATGACCTCCACCGAAATGACCTCCACCAAATCCACCATGCCCACCAAAAGCATTAGCCGGAACTGATGATAGCGAGATGCCCAGAGCAGCGATTATGGATATAACTGTTTGTTTCATAATATATCTCCAGTTTAATTGTGGGCTAACCTCTGGCCCACACGGATCTATAAAGAGATCAACCTTTTTTGGCTCCCCGACTTGGACTCGAACCAAGGACCAAGTGATTAACAGTCACCTACTCTACCAACTGAGCTATCGGGAAATATTTATTATAGACCAGCTGCCAGTGCACGATATCCAGCAGCAACTAGAGTGCGTGATGGCTTACCTGCACGATAACGGCCAATTGTTTCACCCTTTGAGTTCTTGTTTTCGTTTAGATAGATAGCATAACCATTCTGACGGATCTGATAAACAGCGTCATGAGGATTAGCAATACCATAACGTGATTTAATCTGAGCAGCTGTTAGCTCTTC